ATCACGTGACCTCGATTAACCCCAGGATTCTCGCGTATAAGCTCCAAGGTTCGTTCCAGTATCGCGGACAGGCGTGAACGATGCAGTCCACCAAGGAGATCNACTGTGTAATTCCCCCACTCCTGAATGTATCGAGCGCTTGTCAAGATATCTAGTTCNCTGACCTGAATGACTGCATCTTTCGGATCTTGGCGAGTTGCCGAAATCAGAATGCTCATCTTCAACAAGGATCTAGCCATCCTTTCAAATGTTGGATAGGCCAACTCAGATCTGGACGAGCTTCGTCCTGCTTCTACAAAGCGCTTTTCGATTTCTGCATTGAGCTTCCAGGAATCTTCCGTCAGAATTGCATCGACTTCTGATGGCATCTGCACGTTTTGTCCAAGAATCTCTACATCTTGAAAGACAGTGTATTTCTGATGCAGAACGCTGAATTTTCCATAGATCTCCTGACGTTTCTTCAGAGACTCGGGAGTTGGTGGCCCTGTCCAGCGGAGTCGATCAACATCGGTTGTTCCCGAAACAATGAGAAATCTCGGGAGGAAACCCGATAGCACAAACGTCTCATCGAGGGTCATACGGACACGATCCTCAATGCCTCCACCGAAGAAGAGGAAGACTGGCCTCTCAACGGTGATCGTCCGTTTTGCGAGAGATCGGGTAAGCCGAGGAGGACAGTCGTAAAGCTGTGCGAGCGCTTCGGGCATTGCAGACATGTACTTCTGATTCTGAAACTGTGAGAACAAACCTGAAACTTCGTCTCGATAGAAGACAGACGTTCTTCGCGAACGTGGCTGTAAAGCGGTGAACAGTCCTTCGACCGATGCATCTGAAGCCAGGAGGGTATCTCCGTCTATGAAGTCAACGATGTCCAAGCCCATACGAATCACGGTCGTCTTACGATCAAGCGAACTTTCCCCTAAAATCAATCCCCAGAGGTTCGGACGTAATGTACCATAGGTCGTTTCAAGCTTGATGTTTGCACCGATAAGCGCGCTCAAGGTCATAAACGCTGTAAGATCGTGGTACTGCGGACTGGCATCGGTAGACTCAGCCCCCCATTCCCGATACTCATCTACGAATGACAGTTCTTGATCATCATAGTTATATCCTGGAACCAACTCAGGCATAACGACGCTACCAGCGCTGACAAGTGCTTCGAAGCTTTGATAACGATTCCATGCTTTAAGAACATCACGCCAGAGATATTCTAGGGATCTTCCGTCTCGCGCAAACTTGTTGAAGTTGCTTGAGTTCGCAACGATGAAGATCTCTTCCTTCGAAAGTCCTGCATCCATACAGACATGATAGAGCTTCCAAAGAAGCTTTGACCAGTCTTCCTCTTTTGTTGGCTCGTATCCGTACAGATGGTGGAAGTTGTGCTTATTCAGTCTTTGTGCATGTTTCTCCACAATCTCTTCGGGACTTGTAGCATCGTCGAGGAGAGGAAAGGATTCTGCAATCTCGACATCTTCGGCGGATACAGGGATCTTTGCAATTGCATCGAAAATCTCTACTGGAAGCTTAACCGGCTTTGCCTGAATGAGATTAACTACAGGGCGCTCTACATACTTGAGATTGACCGTAAATGGTACTCGAAGCAGTTTTGTGAGCGCCCACCCTGAATCTACACCGTTGTCGCGATAGCGGCCGTAGATCCTGCGCGAGTAGTCCTCAGCAATATAGGGATCTACAATCTCATCAAGAATCCAGATTGCCTGATAACGATCGGGACTGGACTCGATAACGATCTGAGGAAGAGGTTCAATCTCCGAAGGTTTGCAATCGTCAAGATCTGCCCAAACGAGATTTGTTGGAAGACAGGTTTCCTTCTTACGTTCTTCACGAGAAAGCAGGTTGATACAAAACCAGACATTCCTAGAGAGTTTGTTCTTTTCGAGAAATTGAAAAAGTTCTGGCTCTGCATGCGGCCACTTAAAGAATTGCTGCCTAAAGTCCTTTTGCGAGTGCGACTGTGTAGCAATGCAAATGAACCCCTCTTGCTCCCCAAAGAGGAACTTGAAGAAATCTGTTCGAAGCTCGACTACACTCACTGCTACTCGACAGCAGGTAGCATCTTCTTCTCATTGAGATAGATCCCGTTTTTGCTTACCTGGTTATAGATCTTGTGATATTTGTCTAGTTGATCTGCGGCCTGAAGAATTGATTGTCCTGCTGGTCGTTCCAGTAGCGCTCTTCCAAGCGCCTCTGAGTCTCTAAGATCCCTCTCCATGCTATTTGAACTGCTGTCGATAACCAGCGCGTCTCAAGTCGTCCTGCAATTTCTTGAGCGCTGCCTTAGAATTAGATTGTGCAGTGATTTCTTCACCTTCGATCTTTTTCGTAGATGAGGAAAAGAAATCGACTTCAGAAGTTAGCTCCGTAATTTCGCTATACGTTCTATTGTCCGTATTGATCTGCATATTACCTCCAAGAGCAGGAAAGAGGGTAGACTCGAAAGAGTCCACCCTCTCCTGTGTCTATGTTGTCGTCGGTTAGATCAGGCTGCTAGAAGCTGCTGCCTGCGAAGTTTGAGAACCAGCAGGCTTCACACCCTTAACAGGATTGGAGTATTCTCCCGACCCCTTCGGATACTCTTCACGGCCGACACGAACAACACATTCTCGCCCTTGAAGATCTTGCAGATTCTTCAAGTTGAAGCCCTTTGACTTGACCTTCGTTTCGTCCTCACCAACAGCAACGAGGAAATTCACGAAGTTACCGAGAACCCGCGAAGCATTCTCGTAGTCGGCTGAGGGAATGGGATAGTTCGTGAAGAACCGTCGGTTCTCGATGCCATCCGGGTTTTCATCCGTTGCACGGAACTGAACCTTCACCATCGGCGTTCCAGCGGGGAGCTTACCCTGGCCCGAGGTTTCGGTCATCGAGATCTCATACACAGTGCAGTTGTACGAACCGGGGTCGCATGCTTCGAAACCCGAAGTATCAGCGCCCGAGAGGTCAAGAATACCTTCGCTCATTTCTTTGCTTCTCCTTTTTCGTTGTGGATCATAGCCCACATAACTGGAATCGTTGGATTTTCGAGTCTGTCTCCTAGCGAGCTTGTTCTGTCCTTTGCCACCACCTTTTTGGTAGATGCAAACTGAAGAACTCGTTCCAACTTGTCACCGTTTGGCTCAGTATAGAGGTATCCTACGATATCAAGAAATCCAGGGATCTCAGTACGGAGTTTTCCGGGGAGGGAAGGTTGGAACGAGACGGTGCCAATCTCATCCTGCTGAAGCTGCACCAACGCAGTGAATATTGTATTCATTGGGAGATCACGGAACGCACGAACGATTCTGCGCATGTGCTCACCTGATTTGCCCCACTCACGCATCGATGGCACATCTTCATCAAGATCAGGTCTTTTCTGCACAACTTCCCGCATGATATCGCGCATGTCGAGCTTCTGCAACTCGGTTAGAGAATCGACTACAACTGTCCGATAGTAGCCATTGTTCTCTTCGTATAGGCTCTTGTGGATCTCTGCAACTTGCCGAGTTGATCTTACCTGAATGACATCGATATCAGGGCGGTTGCGCAGAGTAACCGTCCCGCCTTCCACGTCCAGCAGGAGGACGGGAGCAGTCATCTTATGATCCTGTGCGGTGCCAGACAGATGGGTCTTTCCAGCACCAGGCGCTCCATACAGGAGCACATTGAGCCACTCGATAGTATCAGGTGTTGTTACCTGCAACTTATCTCGCAGCCCGCTATCCTTAGTCTGTGCGATGAGTTACCTCCTTACCATAATCGGATTACCCTGTTGGAGTCTAAAGTCTTCCCTGATATAGTAACCAAATAAAGCTACAGGTAAATTAGATTTAAAGGGAGAAACGAAAACATTCTGCCGTATATTATCACTGTAAGACGTTCGAATCAAGAGTAAATCTGTAGGATGCATTACGATCTCTAGATTCGATTTGTGGTTAAGCAACCGATGCATTCGAATCTGCTGCCAGATACTATCAAGCAATTCGTGCTCAGTAACCATCCGCACCTGCGATCTCCACCGGGATCCAGTAGTCTTCTTCGAGCATCAACCGCATATCAGCAAGGCGACGCCTGCCAGTGTTTTTCAACCAGATTCTTTTTGGATAGGCAAATTCAGCACGGTATCCTTCAGGAGCGATCAAAATCTCGCCCCATAAATAAACTTCGCCAAATGCTTGGATATCGCCATGAAGACTCCGCGAGGGTTCATTCCAGGCATAGATCCCGCACTCCTTATTGCAGTTCTCATCGGGCGCATCATGTTCATCAAACGGACGGCAAATCGCGATGAGCTTCTGACATGGAGGCCAGATCGCGCCATTCCTAGAACTCAGCCTATATCTGGCTGAGCATTCGTGGTATACGACTTTCCAATCCCGATATGCAAGAATAGGCTCAGTCTTTATCCCGAGATCTTCCAAACCAGGAAACATTATCTCGCGATTTTCGCCCAACAAATCTGTTATTGCTTTTGCGTGGCTCGTTGTTGATATGGGTATACCGGCTTGAAATGCTGTATTCATTGCCTTCTGTATTGCCCGCATTTGATCTTGAGAATGAGCAGAAAATTGCATGGCAATCATAGCAGCGCCGCAGTGCGAGGGATGAGGATCAAAAGTATAGTCATTTCCCACGTGGGTTACAAAGCATGCAACCTCATATTGAATGAGACATTGTGGGCAGTGAAACTTAACGGTGCTGTAGTCTTTCGGGATAGAAGGCACTAAGCCACCTTTTCCGGAACCGGCTCTCTTTGTGGTTCGATTGCAGGTGCAGGAGTAGCGCGTTCTGGAACAGGTTCTTGCGCTGGCTGAACAGTTACCTTCTTGTCCGGCTTACCGATCTGTGACATTCCATCTCTCCTGATGGAGTCCAGTAAGCGCTCCTCTTCCATCCCGGCAGTACGTTGCCTCAGAAATTTTGCCTGCCAGAGCGCTGCAAACTGGACATTCACGCGACCATGCACATTCGTTCGGGGTTTCACAGTGACCACAAAAATTGCATGGGTACGTAACTTCGGGCGCTACCGTGCCGTCCACAAAATCTTCTTGAGAGCCGCCGGGTTCACCAAGAAGATTTACTACGGTAGCGCCCGAACTTAGAGGCTTGAGCTTAAGACTCATGAACTACAAATCCGTGCTGGATAGCCGCCGGACTATGTGGTGAGGGATCTTGATATCTTGTAGCCATTACCATTGTAATTGGAGCACCAACGTTAGGAAGCTGAACTTCCAGATTATCAATAGCAACTTCTGAGAACTTTCTTCCTCGAAGCGTATTATCGGATGATCGGCTAGTTATTTGCCAATCTTCAATTGTAGGTTGCAGCTTTATTGCAATTTTTCGCAAGCGTGAAGCCTCTGACTCACTATGAACTAGGATTACCCGCTTATTATCGGGTTCTCCATCACATAGCCATGTAATCAAGCGAGTTGTACGCCCTGAGCGTCTGTTTCCGAAATAAATGTCAATCATCTGCAATCTCAGCTTCCCGAAGACCTTCCATGAACTTTGAGATTAGCTCCCCACTTTTCTTACCCTCAATTCTTGCCTCATCTTCATCGGAGACGATGACCTCTGTCTCAAACTCCATACGAGTACCATCACTCTGCTCGGGTTTAAAAATGAATCGGATTGTTCTCATTTAGCGGTCACGGTTGAGTTCATAACCATCCTTTAGCATCTGCTGCCAATCTGATCCGTCGTCTTTTGCGAGACACGGTGCTCGAAATTGGCAACGTGTGCAATATCGATCACCAGACGGATGCTTGTAGATAAAGGGATCAGAAAGCATCTCTTTCGCGATTGCGGTGATTTCCTCTCCCGTTGCTTTAACTTCGTATTTATTTCGAGGAATGTAATCCCGTTGGATGAAAACCTTGTCACCCTCGCTCAAGAGATATTCATAGTATCCCTGCGCTTTCTCATTAGAATGGAACCATTCGACTAGATCCAAATCGCGAATGCACTTCTCAAACATCTGTGCCGTTGCGGATTCATTCTGACGATCGAGCGACGGATACCCACGAGTTGTAATTGTAGGTGGTTTCGGAAACACCTTACGCAGTGCAGTAAAAAGAACCTCTTGAATTCCANTCCAAGGAAGATCGTTTAGTTCAGCTTCCCGTACCGAAGCAAACACATACGTAGATGCTTGAGGATCATTTTCCAATTTGAGAAAATAATCCTCTCCAATGACTGAGGCAGTTTTGTAGTCATGTACCACATGCTGCCTTGCAGGATCTTTACGATCAGGAAAGTAGAGAATTGCATCGCGTTTACCACGAAGATGAACCTCAAGCTTCTTGTTGTAATTTAGAGACTGTTCTCGCTGATCTACAGCCTCGAAGCCTAGAGGAATTGAAAACTGACTTTCGGCAGCAATGCATTCAAAATCGTCTTCGCGTTCAGCGTAGTCCTTGTAGAAGGACATCATGCCGACGCCAAGATCGCGATATCCTAGGAATTCTTCCTCATCAGGTGAAGGCAGCAAATCGCGTAGCCCACGGACTTGATACTCTANCCCTCGGCCTTTGAGATTTCCTATACCTAACTCTCCTCCTAGCACAACGGGGTTGAGATCATATGAGAGTTCAACCTCGTCTTCCCAGATCTGACCGCCTTCCCATTGGAGAGCAAACCAAGACTGGAAAGTCTCAACAGGATCGCGCTTGAGAACAGGATCGTAGAACTTCTCAAGCGCGTAGTGAATCCCATTACCAAACCAGAAGGGGATATAGATGCCGTATAGTTCCACCCGCCTACGAAGATTCGAACGAGTCGGACTCGACCACGACCAATAGCGTCGGCACCTACGAAAACTCGAAATATCCGAAGCATGAATCGGGATTATATCGTACTTCGAAGGCACTGCAGGGGGACTAACTAGAACAGTCAACGTTTCTCCAATTGAACATCAGGATACCTATGAAGTGGACAAGCCTGTGGGTTTCCTTCATGACAGGGACAGCGCATCTCGAAACAGTCGTTGCAGATCCCGAAGTTCACAATGATCTCCTCAGCCTCGCGGTACGCTCCGCATTCTCCGCATTCCATAATTGTTAAGGCGACATTCAATGTACGCCTGTCCTAAAATGATGGGCCGTAGAATCAATCGAGCGTATCCAGTAAGAACGAAAGTCCTGATCAGGACTGTCTCCACCGACAACGATTGCACGTACTATGGAATCGCAGATCTTTGCAGCCTGATCGTCGTCGAGATCTCCAACCTGATGTACCAAATCTATTGGGGTAAGAAATGATACTTCAGAAAGCCCTCCAGGATGAAGCTTGCCATAATCGTCAGGATTGACCGCTGCAATCATGAACTCATGCGAAGCTTCTGGAAAACGTTTATGAGGAGACTCTGTACCTTCGATCTCTCGAAGATGGATTGATGCAATAAGATACCAAGGCCAGAATTGGTTTCCTTGTGGAGCATGCACAATGTAAGCGCGGACTGTAGCCTCTTGCTCAGGACGAGTCGGAGGAGCATAACTCAGCCATGCTTTTCCAAAGCCCTCATAAGCAGAGTCGGGCCACGTACTTGTATCAGGATGATTCATCATAATCCTTTGCACATTCGGCATGCACCCATTCGCCATCTACAAGAGTAATCGGATCACCCTCAAAGATCTTCTCGTCACAAATAGTGCAACGGCTCTCCCAGGATGCTGGAACCGTCGGCCGATCTTCAGGAAACTCTATCGTTTCCATCCGGATGGATTTCCAACTGCAGCTTCATCCAAATAAATCTTCTCTAGATAACTCAGAACCCTGCTTGCACTCCAACCCTCATGTGCTGCCCAAGCATAGATATGACGCATGGTTAGAATCTCTAATTGCTCAACACCTAGTTCATAGAGATCACGTAGTTCGTTACGGAGCAAATCATCGCTAGGGTTGTTCATTTCCCTAAGCCCTCTTTGTATAGTTTCAAGACCTCTATCGCGCTATCTTCAGGGTGATGGCCGATATAAGATGCCGTAGATAGGGCGCGGTTTGCAGAAGCAAACAGACTGCCCATCTCTTCATGACCCTCAAAGGCTTCGTCTTCATCAAGCCAGAGGCTTACTTCGCAGCAGAAATTCTGAAGGTGGCGAGCTATCTCAGCCCATCCTTCTCGATCAGGCTTGAATTCAAGCCACTTAGAGATCTCCCCAAAAGGGTCGTATTCGTCATTCTCACGGGCTATACCTTCCCGTTCCCGAAAAGCACGACCCCGATTCCGAAGTGCTAAAAGCGTATCACTTACTCCGCGGTTATATTCGGACTCGGCATTGCTCACCATGCGCCCCAATCGGGTTCGACGCCGATCATGCGATCTACAGCGAGACATGCTGCTTCCCACATCTCTAGAATCTGCTTCCAAGTTAGCTCGGCACTATGCGGCCATTTACCGAGAAGGCCGGAGCCATGACCAAGTTCGAGCATGTAATCCCCGAGATCAATAAGCTCTTGTGGGGCCTTTTCCCGATCAAGATCGTAGAAATGATCGCTCGCTCC